ATCTGCCTCAGCATCAGAAGCTTTAGACAGTGAGAGGAACTTCTCAAGAATGTTACCCTGAACACCAGTTACATCGCCTGTGTCGTCTACAACGACAATGTGAAGTGCGTCATTACTACCTTTTCTTTGAACAGCGTACTGAGTATCAACTGGTCTAGGAGCAATGTTCTTCCAGTACAATGTGGAATTAGACAGTCCCAGTGTCTGAAGACCATACCAGTCTCTTACAGTACCTGCAGTAACTGTAGCAGTATGTGCGACTCCACTTGAAGGAGTGATTGTCAAAGTATCTGATGCTTTGAAGGAAGCACCGTCAAAGGACTGTTGATAATTAACAGGAGTAACTGTGCCAGCAGTCGAAACTAGGTTTATGTATGTAATACCAGTACCAACAGTGTTGCCTGTGCCGTCAATATTTGCATCAACGGTTACTGATGTTGCACCGAAACTTACAACCTTTTTAAGATTAGTGTTGTTTACAAATTGAACAAACTGAGTACCTGCATTAACCGCTTCTGTCGAAAGACCTGCAGAACTGTTGATGAAGGCAGTACGTGCAAAACCGAGAGTACTGATACCTGCAGTGATGGTTGTGATACCAGTTGTCTGATAATCGTCAATTCTTGGGAATACTCTTTCAAGAACTCTGACTTCAATTGAACTATTTGAGTTCTGAGCATCAGTGTTAACACCAGTAATGATACCTTTCAGGTGACCAGTGAAAGTATTGACCGCACCATTACCAGGAAGGTTGATGTTCGTTCTTGCAACAGAAACACCAGCACCAACTACAAGGTTTAATGAACCAGGGTTGGTCGATGCAATACTAATCTGTTGATCAGCTTTGTTATCAATGGTGCAAACCTTCAGACCGTTACCCCAACGACCAGGGTTTCTGGTTGAGTAATAGTAAGAAGTATCTGTCCGATGATTGAGTTCGTAATCGTCCTCATTCTCAATCAGTACGGTTGTGCTTGCAGCTCCAACAGCAGCGTTAGCGTTGTTCAGGCTACCACCACCAACTCTGACAACTTTTAGAATTCCACCATAAGAGAGGAATGAACTACCTGTCATCCAGTACTCATACTGTCTATCAGTGCCGATTGGTTGTCCAAAAGTATCCAGGAATTGCTGTTGAGTCTCGATCGTGATTGCTTCGTTTACAGGTCCGATTGAGAATGGACCAGCAATTGCACCGATGTTGTCAAGAACATTTTCAGCTCTTCCAACTGTAAGATCAACCTCCCTGATTAATACTCCTGGAGATAATTGAGGAGTAGGCATTTTTTATCTCTCCTAGGGTCTCAGTTTAACTAATAATATTTAGAAATTTGACTGTTTTGAGAGGGTAAACAGGACGTAAACTTACCAATCGGGATATTCCCACCGAGACTTTGGACACCTATCCTTCTTTCTTTCTTTGACACTCTCTATAAAGCACTCTTTACAGATATAAGAATATGATGAGGGTACTGCACCTCTATCTTTCCTTGTTCTGTAAAATCCTTCTACTAAATTTTTTATTTCTCCACAACTCTTACACTTTCTATCGGTAAGAAAAAGATGATTGAGTTCAAGTTGTTCATCTAAATCCATTAGTAATCCCAGAGAGTCCAACCACCTGCTGTATTTCCGTATTCGTCCATCGTAGGTGAAGTCGTCCATCTATCACCTTCACTATCTACAAAACTACCTTCACTTAGACCGTCATTTAAAAATCCAAATGGAGCCATGTCCTGTTCGATTTGATTCTTCTGTTCTTCATATAATCTCTTTCTAACATCTTGGTCAGTCAATTCCTTAAAGTAGTCCTGTGCAACTAACCATGCATAGATGACAAGACACATTGCTAAGTCATCATTACATCCTTCCTCTGCTTCAAAGGAATTACCTTTTGAAATGAATGTAGTCAGTTCTGATATAATCTCATAATCATTCAGCAACAACTTATTTTCTTCAATCATCGTCTTCAGGTTGAGTGATCCCACCTTCTTGACAGTCTTGGACATCTTGACACCAAGTTGTGTTTTAGTTCCAGAGAACCCTTGTCCGACAACTTGACCTGCTCTACCTCTCATAGCACACATGAGAAGGTTTTGATACTCAAGATCATATTGAAGAATAGAAGCAATCTGATCTCCAATGTCATTGACCTCACATAGAATAAATGCATTATTATATGACTTTGCAACTTCCCAGATGATGTTAGGGAACAACATTGGTTTGATCGTATTATTACGATACTTAGCAACTACCTTATGAGGGAAAGTTGTAATATCGGCAACGATAAACGCAGAGTAATCCTCTCCAACACCTCTAGCAACGTCAACCGTTATCACATAATCATTTTCTTTCTTAGGTTGTTCGTGAACATCAAGTCCAGCATTTTGTGTAAGAGGATTATCGTAAACAAGAGATTTTAATTTACTGGGAGCAAT